GGAGGGACCTATACCGACCTACTTCACCATTTATTACAACGCCACATGGGGAAAGCGTTACGTACCTTTACAATACTACACGTTGTTACTACAGTGTGTTCTTTAAGGGGTGATCTAATTCGTGTACTGTCGAGAAAGTCAAAATCGTCTATTTCCATCAATAGCTTCCTTCCTCTGCTCAACCAACATCAAGCAAAATTATTTCTTTTTGAATGTAAGTCTATGGTCAACAACATCAGGTGCTTTGACAACTACCATATTCTGATCTAACTTACAATCATCTTCTTCTGTTTTATAATATTTTGGAAAAATCTTCATACCAAGATCCGACTTAGGATATGAAGTAATACTCTCACCAGTCATGAGATTAACTGCGTTCCTATCAATATAAGACACGACAGCCCAAACTTTAGACAGAGTTGATGCAAACGTGGGGAACACAATTATGGCAGCATGTAATACTGCATACACCGCATAACCTGCAACAACTGTTCCCGCAGCTCCTATAGCATCATAATTAGTAGTGGGCACAATTCCTTCACCAGTGTGAAAATCATATACCGTCATACCACCAGCACTAACACCCGTTCCACTAGCACCATAAGAAATGTGAAACGTACCGGGACAACCCACCAAAAGATGATTAGGAGCTAAAGTATCTAACCCACATAATCCGCGATTCTTTATAGTAGAAAGAGAAAACATATCCGCCGGATTAAGCTTACCTTCAGCCACGATGGCACCAGCAACATCCTCCATATGAGGGGCATCATACGTAGGATAAGAAAATAGTATGCTATATTCCAACCATGCATAACCTAGTGTTGTACCACCAGGTATTGGACCATTAACACTTGACCCAGGTACTGACCAGATCATGTAAAAATATCCAGGTTGTGACAATCTATCATTTGCCACCAAATTCGAACTACAATAGTAGGTACCTCTTGTCAAAGGTAAATCAATAACCATATCTTTATACACAGGTTCTTCTTTCATAGACGTATAAGCATTAGCTTTCTGTAAATTAAGCATACCGGAATTAACGATATTATCCGTACAATCATCAGTCGCCCAACCAACTATTGCTCCTGTGTATTGAGTACCTAAACTATGTGAAAAATGCAATTTCATTTTCACTACTGTAAAACGTTGATATAACCCAGCAAAAGTTCCTAACCGGGTATTAACTCCAATTTCGGGTAAATACGTATTACATTCAAATAACTTATCACCAATTGCGCCATCAGCACTCGCAGTGACTGGACCCAATAAATCTTTGCCTGAAATCAATGCTGTTGTGCCTTTCATCTCAGCTTTAAAAGTATGTTTTGGCATTCTACCTTCCTCAATAGCTGGCACTGAACTAACATTGTTTACTCTCGTGTATTTCTTACGCGGTTTTCGCACTTTCCGCGAAGCTGCTTTGGTAGCAGCTTTAACCAAGCCTGTAAGAGTCTGCTTAACTTTCTTCGATTTCATACTCATGTATGGGATACCGCTGAATTAAGACGAGACTGTTCATTTGCTGAAAACTAAAAAGAAACTCCGTGCAGTCGTTAGGCATTTTGTTTAGCTACGCATTGCGTATTTGGGTTATTACTCCAGCAAACCCCATAACAGTTTAAAGACATGTTTAGGTCTAAGATCCGCTATCCACAGCGGATCAAGGCTACATTCCAATCCCAGTTTTCCTTCCAAACACTGGGTATAAGATCCCAAACCACCCGACTATCTATAGGCTGCAAATCTTCCTTACCATCCAATATGTTCTCCATTGCTATCTGGACACCTTCAGGCACACCGTATATCTTCTCCACGACATGCCTATCCTCAGGAGCGACAGGTTTTAACAACTCTTCAAAGCACTTATCTAAATGGCTAGCCAAATACTGTTCATAATGCCATTTATCAAACCTATCAAAAAGAGGTTCATACTGTTTGGTAACACGAAGTATGTACTTGGTTAGTGACTTCAGAATAGGGCAAGCGGGTGATTCACATAAGAGCGAGAATCCCTTCGCCCTTAGTAAACTCATTCGTACTTTATTGCCCCCAAACTTCTGCTGGGACATCGACCAACCAATTTTAGCAAGTACAGTTATTGGATTTTGTAAATTCTGTTCTCTTCCAGAAAAAACCATGCCACAAAAAGATGCTTCATTCAAACACTCCCACTCATCAACCATCTTAGTCGTCAAACCAACTGATTCAAATTCTAGGGGTGTTAAAGTGGAATCACAAGTTATCAAGGAATCATCACCTTCAACTACTGCATTCCAACCACTTTTCTTTTCTGACATCAAGAATGCTATACACATCAAGTTCGTAAACCCATTTCCCAATGAAGTGCTCATATCACCAGACATACGTGTCGCATCTACCGACACATCAACCAAATCATTGAGACAACTATTACGTCCTGCAAGTGTAGACTTAAGCAAAGAAATGATGCGCGAACCGTCATTGACATACTGCAGCATGTAAGAATAGAGCTGCATTTCACAAATCCTCATCATCTCCTCAGTCATGTGACTCTCAAACGCCGTATAATCACATGAATATATATGCGATTTCAGTCCTAACATCTTCTTAATATACTTAGGACGATCTAAAACCGGGATATGCTTTATAAAATAAGGTAATTTATAAACTTCCGTTTCAATCGCTTTAATGTAGGGTCCAAACGTCACCTTCGCGCCATCAACCCTAGCATTAATTAATCTACACCACTTCCATTCTTCATAATTTTCCAACTTAACATGCATCTTATTCTTCTTGCACCAATTTCCAAATCCAATTTCCTGTACTAGCTTGTACGCAATTCGCAGTTCTTCCTTACGCCATTCCGGATAATGAGTAAGACTCAACCACGTACTGAATGACACATCGACATCACTCCCCAAAGGCGTAAGGTGGTTCCTCAACCAAACCCTTACAAAGTTTCGAAATCGTCTCGGATTAACGATACTGGGAGTCAACCGACCAAAACGTTTTCTAACACCACCTACTATATTGTTAACGTCATGTCGATGTGGTATAGGTAAAGCAGCGCCATTTAATACAGGACCAAGAGATACTGCTTCTATCTCCTCAGACCTTGAAATCCCTTTCACATCAATCTGTAAGGATTTCTTAACATTAATTTCCATAGGTATATCTTTCATGTCGTGACATCGATAACCGAACTGGACTCGTTTAAATGGCGCACCTGGTCGAAAAAACCTGACTTATACTCTTGTTCAAACAAGTAATCTAGCGCATATTGAGCACAACCGATCCGTAAGTCAGGAATCTCATAAGGGATATTATACATTTTTAACCTATCAAACCCTAATAACAACTGTTGGGCTAGGCCAGGTTTTCGTGGGTCTTCCATATTATACATACCCACTAACGCAGCGATAATATCAGGACTAACAACATATTCAACAGGAGAATATTTCGTCCCGAAAACCAAAGGTAGTAAGCTAAAAGTAGGACATCTTACTGCCTTATTAATCTGTATTTGTTGTACACGTATGCGCATATTCGCATCAGTGGGTCGTCGAGAGTCATGTACATAATCATAATTCACCTGCTGCCCCATCACCCACTGTTCCTTGTACAAAGGTATTCGAAACAACTCTACCAACATAACATACAGATAATGGATCATGGATCGCCGCCATCCAATTAACGCAAAGCCCAAAGGCACTATGCGTTTTAAAACAGGATTATAGGATCCTGCAATCTCAACCATGACCCAAATAAAAATATCTGACCACATACGCATAATTGTGCTATTCAAATGAAACACAATTAAGAAATACAAAAACCCACCGAATAATATAACCATCGTCAAATAATAAAAACATATATTAAACATTCGGTAAACATGGCCAGAAACCGGCAAATAGTGAATAACACGCGACATATCAGATGCTATAGCTCTCGCTTTCTCATCAGCCCTATTCTTAGCTTCTAAGTCAGATTTTACTTTAGCATCATACATCTGTGTTTCTCGACGAGCCCGCTCTTTTTCATCATTAGCGGCCCTCACTATTTGTATATCGTTGACTATATGATTGACCTTACGAATGCTTTCACGATTCGAACTAACATCCTTAAGATCTTCTTGCAACCCAAGCTTTATCACCTCCAGTGATTGTTCGGTCATACATGGAACATCATGCATTATTCCACACTCCTTGCAAGTCGAATCATATATCCAAACTGGACACTCCCCTTCGTGGTAATTCTCACAGTAATCACAATATGGTGCAGCGGCAACTTCTAATTTAGCTTGTTCGTTCAACATACGATCAGCAAGTTCCGCTGTACACTTATCTATGTTACATTCACACTTAGACGATACACGTTTATTATACACAACACGTTTATTGGTCTTATGTCCGCTCTTTTTGGGATTATATACTTCAGCATCATTAACCTTAGACTCACTCATATTAACTTATTAATGGCGTAGCAGAGCATCACACAGATTAAGTGTATGAGCAACATAGCTACTCCAGAAACACCTACAAGCACCAAAGTAAAAAGTATATCATCCCAATCAGTTCGCGGATAGGTATAAATAAATGTACACACATACATTACAATACACGTTAACACTACATATCTAAACCAAAATCGACAGTTTAAAACAAATAAATGAACACCACCAACAGATAGTAAATCAGCTACTAACAACAACACGTTAAACACAATAAAAATAGCGAATAATACAGCCAACACATGAAGATACGAATGTGGTACCCCCTCATGCACATTGAAAGTCAGGGCATTTACTCCCTTGGCCCAACAACACGCTTTGATGACAAAGTCACGAATATCGTTGTTAACATTAACAACGTCATCATCATCCATTTGAGAAGGACTAGGTGGCGGCCCAAAGTTGGCACTTGATTTCGGACCCACACCATCCATAGTAAATAATGCTTCTTTTATTTCGTTACTCACTTCGGCGTCTGAGTCATCAGCATTATTTTCACTAGCACATCTGGGCCTTTGCATCCAGACCCATTTGTCTCCAGACCTAACCATCATCCATTTATCATCAACTGATGTAATATATGGCACTAAATCATCAGTGGTCTTAGAGACTGAACAGCTTGTGGTTGTCAATAATTGATTTGATGAATTTGACAACACTAAACCATCATCCAATGAAGACGTCACAGCAGACATCTTAGTCTCTCCAGTATTATGCCAGCCCTCAACCCCCGAACAACTACCGTGTAGCGGACCCGTTGTTGTTGAATTGAGTGTAATAACTGGTACTGTGGACACTCGCATTTTGTCTACCGGTGATGCGGTAACCGGGCCTCTAATTGTTATGGATCGGCGAGACGAGACACCCTCTGCCTTCGACCCATCGCTATAAATATAAGTTGTGTTATTCATGTTTGTTTAAAAGGGGAACTTTGACCCCAGGTCAAAGCCAAAGTAATCGCCAG